GGTAATCCTTTCAAGAAGTATTTACCCACAACGACTGCCTGATCATCCGCATTAGCTGGTGAAACATATGTCTTGGTATGCACGTAACGCCGAAATAACTCCCGAATCGACGTAGGATTTTCTCCGAAGAAAATTTCCATAGTATGATCGTCCGGCACTAACTGCTTATTAATGGGCTCCAAAGGTTTGGATCCCATCGGTTGACCGGATTCCATAGACTCACCTTCGGCTAAAATCTCCCCACTCTGAGGCGAGAAGGCTGTTGCCGTTGGATCAGGGAAATAATGCAAATTCTTCAACTGAATGGGTGATGGTGCTCCCCATTTCATATCACAAGAAGATACTGAAACGATGATCTGGATATCAGAGTCAGCAGATGGGCAAACCAAACTGTTGACAACATTGACTTCCAAAACACCATTAAATAAATCAAGACTATCTGTGGCTAAACGAGTCGTGCCGTATAATGCTGAAAAATCTGTACCTCCTGTATCAGAATCGAAAGTTTTCAGAAACGGACGGGCTTGTCCCCATCCAACTTCAATCTCAAAATCTTCTTCTTCAGCAATGTCAACAATACGGGAGTAATTCGTATTATAGTTAACATCATTTCCAAAGGATCTCGGATCGTACCTTACCAAAATACGACCTTTATGAAATTGACTCTTAACAATCTGAAATCTAAATTTAACAGTTCCTTGCCACTCTTCGAAATACTGTGACATGGCACACATCGGTGTCATGTGGATCTCTTCAGCATTGACTCGTGCCAATGTAGGAGTAACATAGGAATTCCACAATATCTTTTCCGGTGCATCGGAAGGAGACATTGAGAATGAAGTTAGATAAGATTCCCTGCAACAAATACTGTCAATATCCATCTGATCTTCACCATCCAACCCCGTTGTTCTCGAATCGATGGTCAACTCTTGCTTAGAGTCAAGCACCAACCGATTAACGGCATCGGGGGCATCTACATTAGCCAAATTTCCTGTTGGACTAGGCTTCTGTATGACAGTATCAGAAATAACGGGAGGCCTAGAATACCCAAATAGTGATGCGACATCGCCTACTTTAGATGCAACCATGCCGGTTGCTCTTGCGTAAGGTCCTATCACGGGAATGGATTGCAACATCCCAGCAGCTTTAGCTACCGCAGAAGCTGGCTGAGATATAATTCCTTTCCCGTACTCATCACCACTATTCATGGTTCCTCCTCCGTTCTTCTTCTTAGGGTTTGGCTTACCACCAGCCTGAGGTGTAAACGGTGTTACACTGGTAGGCATAGTAAGTGAAACATTTTCCATCCATCCCCAGATTTGCACTGTGACGGGATCATTACCTCCATTAGCGTGAGACAGGTTACTAAACGACTTCACTGTTAGTTCACCCATAAGACTCTGTTCACCCTTAGATAGAGATAGATAATTGTTTGGAAAGAAAAATGGTAAGCTCATTTCACCACCTTCATTCTTCGACGGGTTGATATAAATGTGAGGCTTTTGACTAGCCTGCACAAGATCAACATCGAGAAAATTGCGTGTCACCGCAAGTTCGTCGAAGGCAGAATGTGGATTATAGGACACTAGGGAGCGTCCATAATGAAATCCTGTTCCTGAAATTAGTACCTTGATGTGCATTGAACCTCGAAGAAGCTCGTAGTTAGCAATCTTAGTTCTCACGAATGGATCATTTAAGAAAACTTCCCAAGGATTCAACTGATAAAACAATGGATTAGACACGGCCCAGGTTTGGGAGCTCAACTTCACGGGACGCTCTAAGAACGCCCCAAGATCACTCCCGACCTTAGTCGCGGTATCCATGGTATCATCGTAACCAGCTTTCACATCCGTCATCCAGCCGGCTGTTTGGTCGTTAAACCCAACCAACTGTTCAGTCGCTTGCTCAGAGCTAGTCGTCACATCAGTCCCAGCCTCTCCGGACTGGGGCTCAAAACAATGGTCTTTTGAGTGAGAATCGTCTAACGGATCCTGCTCACACCATTTAACGAAATCATTAGCTTGACGCGTAATGCTCGCTGGTTTTGGGCACTTTGGTTTTTCTGCACTTAAGTCAGCAGAACTACTTTCCCCCTTATGCGCTGGGGGTTGCGCTTTAAAATTAGTAGCAAGCTAGAAATATACCTTTAAGAGGCTCAGGGCTCAACTGAGATCCTCCCAGGGGTTATTCTCTAGGGTTTCGTGCGTTCAAATATCCGACTAAACGTAAATAATGGCACAAGCCGGAGCTCAATAGCTCCTCACAACCTTGCGGAAGAAACTATTCTACAAATACCAGGGCTTCCATAATAGAGAAAGGCCAAGAGAAAAGGAATTTTATCACCCATTATAGGCCAAATGTAGAATCAACAAAATTGACAGTTTATTAGACATGAAGGTCTTTGTTACAAAAATTATGCGTCGTATTTCTCCTTCCAGGATTCAACACGATCATCATAACTAACCCCGAGAGTCAAGGGAAAGACGTTTGCGATATCAGCTACTTGCTTCATCTCATCTAATCTTGACTCAAAAATTTCTCTCCCGTGGAAAAACCACTCACGGAGAGCCCCGTCTATATTCTGAGCCGATACTTCCTTTGGACTTAAATCTTCAGACTTTAATCCGGCATGTAACGACTTAAAAATAGACATTTCGTCTAACATCCCTACGATAGAATCCAATTCTTCATCGTAGCGATTTTTCCGCTTCAAGAAATCCGCATCCTCATCATTCATGAATGGGATGGGTGCAGATTCCTTGTCGGGCATTGTAAATTTCATATCATTATCCGCTAGAAACTGAGCGAATGATACATGATTATGTCTATCCATACCTTTGATGACCGACCCCTTTAAGTCGTCACCATATATAGCAATAGAATTACAATCCC